GCGACGTGGTCTATGTCTTCGGTGGCCTCGTCAACACGGGCATCAATGGCACGTTTGAAGTTACGGCCTCCTCGGGCTCGGGCTTCACGCTGCTCGGTTCGCGTGGTACGGGTACGTACACGGCTTCCAGTGCGAAATTCGTAAAGGTCGAAAAGACGCCGTCTCTGTCAGTGGCCCTCAGCGCCGCCGTGGCTGCCATCCTCAACGACCGCGCCACCAACGGCTAATCAGTCTCTCTCCCTCGCTCCTCCTCCTTCGGCCCCGGCTTAAAACCGGGGCTCCTTTTAGGGGGATTTGGGAAAATTGAGACAGAAGAGACAGGAGAATATAAATGGCGATCTTTACAAACATCACCCCGAAAAAGGGACCTTACGAACTCACAGTCACCCCGGCTGCGATGGCGACCACGGTCCAGACGGACCAGTCGTTCACAGTGACCGGCGTCACGACCGACGACATGATCCATGTCTCGTTTCCGTCGCTGGAAACTGGCGTCGTCCTGTCGCACTACTGGGTAAGCGCGGCGAATACAGTCAAAGTCCGGATGTACAATCCGACCGGTTCCACGATTACACCCGCTGCCCAAACGATGAAAGTCGTCGTTCTCTAAGGAAAGGAGTCGTAATGAAGACTCTAATCCTAGCCTTCACCTTCGCTGCGGTCTGTCTCGCGCAGTCCGCCGTGAAGGACGTAGATATCGACAACCTCCACCGGTTTAAGTCGGTATGCACCGTGACCACGGCGGCCACGACCGCCAAGTGCGCTCTGGTCGTACCGTCCACGGCGAACAAAAACACGTACCTCGAATCGGTAGTGGTAACCACCCCTGCCGCTGTTTCGATCACGTTTGGTCGCGGGGGCACCGCTCCTTCGGCCACGGCTCAGACCACGGTCGCCCGCAACACTGCGACAACCTCGGTAGCGACGGTTTACCAGGACGCGACGACCGCCGGGGCGGCCACCTCTTCGGTTTCCTACACCAATCCGGCTTCGACGGACACCCTGTGGGACCTGTCGGGGGAGGTTTTCCCAAAGAATACCGCGAACACCCTTCTGGTAACCGCCGGAAGCTCGACCGGAACGGTCCAGATGGTCTTTTTCTGGGCGCAGGAGAAGTAGTTTCCCGTGGCTCCCCGCGTGGAAATGCCCAAATTCCTCGCGGAGGAGTTCAAGGCGGCAGCAAAAGCCGCTTTTCCTAGAGAAGAATACGCGATCATCCTCGGAACTGCAACAAAAGGAGGGGTTTACCGCCCCTCCTTTTTGTATTTTCCGCCCGATGTAGAGAAATACGCGACTCCGGACCTAATTTGGATACAGGATCACTGGTGGGCCTCAGCGAAAAAGGCGGCTAAAGACCAAAAACTCTCCCTTTTAGGCGACCTCCATAGCCACCCGTGGCCCAAAGAGTGGATTCCGGAGAAAGAATCGTCCCCTTCCGCCGCCGACCTCGACCGAGGGGCGCATCTTCGGCGAAAAACCCGCCGCAAAGAGCCAATTATGGGGATTTGTTCGGTTTATCCGACCGGAAGAGGTATGGACTGCAACATTCGCTTCTGGTCCGCCTCGCTTCACCCTGATTTAGTCATCATAAACCCCTAATTGGGGGTGTATCCAGCCTTACACCAAACGCATCGTATTATTTGATGAAGAATAGATACGAGGTCGATGGAGACATCGTCCGGATTTACCTAAAACGGAAGAACAAGCCGGATCTGGCGACAACAATCGACGCAGTTGACCTCCCTAAAGTGGCGGCCCGTCCTGGAAGCTGGTACGCGGCCCCTATGGGAAAGGTGAAGAAGGCGGTCTACGTTAGAATCAACTCCACTTATGAAGAACGGCGGCAGGGGATGGGAAACGGCCTCAGTGTGCATCGGGTCATTATGGACACTCCGGACGGGCTTTATGTTCATCATAAGAATCACGACACCCTCGACAATCGGAAACACAATCTTGAAAACGTGACCTTCCAAGAAAACAATGAGCAGAAGTTGTTCTATACGCGACGGAAGACGAAGGGATATTGCTTCTGCAACACGACTAAGGTCTGGTTGGTTTCTGTCCACACTGAACAAAACAAGCGTCCGAAGCAACTTAGATTCAAGAGTGAAGCGGAGGCTAAGGCCGAGGCTGAGAGGTTGTTGGAGGCCCGCAAGTTGTTATCATTAAAGCAGGATGGCAGCGAAGACATTTGGACAGAAGGACATAGACGCGCTGAGGGCAGCCCGTTGGAAAGCACGGACGGATCTGGGTTGGTTCTGTAGAAATGTACTCGGGTACAAGCACGTATCAGATGATTCTTATCAGCCGGGAAACGATCCTAACTGCACTATCACTGAAGCCCCTTGTCTTCCCATTCATCAACCGCTCATAGATACCGTACAAAAGTTTTTAGTACCGACTAAAGAACAAGCGGTCGAGCACGACCAGTTCCTTAACGGAAAGTGGTTGTATAAGCCGCTTGTTCCAATCCAGAAACTTCCCGGTTACCGCCGAACCCTAATCCTCGATTTCCGGGGCAGTCTCAAGACCAGTATCAATACCATGAGTCACGCTATTCAGTGGATCATAAATTACCCCGATATAGCCATCATGGTGGTTCAATCCAACGGCTCTAAAGCAGAAGCGTTCATCGGAGAGATTAAAGCCCACTTCGTAGCGAATCCTAAGTTCCGTCAACTGTTCCCAGAGCACGTTCCACAGAAAGGTCTTTCTGACTTTGGCCGCCGGACAGACTTTACGACATGTGCCCGTAATCCAGCGGTGATTCGAAAAGAGCCGACAGTACTTGCATCGAGCATTGATAAAGGCATGGCTGGAATTCACGTGGACGTAGTGAAGGCGTCCGATATCGTAGACCCAAGTAACATCAACGGTCAAGGTTTGCAGGACGTAAAACGGTCATTCAACTATCTTAAACCCTTGCTCGTCTCGCCAAACTATTGGATAGACGTCGAAGGAACTAGATACCACTCTGATGATACCTACGGCTCTATTATTGAGTCGGAATTGAACTCCAAGCCGGAGGAGCGAGAGTATAAGATGTACATTCGCTCTTGCTACCAAAGGATCACTCCAGACGGAAAGCCGCAAAAGTTTACAGTGGAAGAATTGAAACTTCCATTCAAACTGGACGAGAAGGGGAACCCAATCTCATGGTGGCCGGAGCGCTTTAAGGTTTCGGACTACGAAAAGATGAAGCGGGACGACCCGTTCGTCTTTGCCACCCAACAGTTAAACGATCCTTCCGCCGCCGGAGGCACCAAGCCTTTTCCGGTCGGGAATGTCGAAATCGACGGAAAGCGCAAAACTTATCCGACTTATATATCCAGGAAGGACTTTACGCAGAACGTCCCGATTGGCTACCGGGAGATCATCATTGACACCGCAGAGACCAACAATAAAAGGTCGGACTATTCTGTCCTGACCGTAGCGGCGTGGGATAAAACCTTCGGGCGGGTATACATCGAGCGGATCATGCGGGACCGTTACCTCCCGGACCAACTGATTCAGAAGTTAATCGGCCTCGCCCTGGAGTTCCGTCCCCTCCGGATCAAGATTGAGGAAACTGGATACGTGCGCGGGTTAATGTCTTCCCTCCGGCGCGAAGTGGAGCGAACTAACCGCCTCCACAATCTCGCTCTCACGGTAGACCCAATCAAGAGGGAGAACCAAGTCGCGAAGACGGAACGAATCCTTCAAGCCCTCCAACCGTGGTACATGTCGGGGGATATACGGTTCCTGGACGACCTCGACCGCTACTGCCCCGGCGTTACCAAAGCTCTCGAAAGAGAACTAGAGGACTTCCCGGCGGCCAAGAACGATGATATCCTCGACACCCTAGCGGACGTCTTCCAAAACAAGAAGTACTTTGGCCGCCTTACGCAGCGGAAGACAGGGGACGAACTGGCCCATCTTCAACAACAGGCTTTGAAGGCAATGTTATCAGGACCCCGGCCTGAGTGGGATGAGCCGTGGGCGGGGGGATCGGGGGGTACGGGTTCAGGGTATGAGTTGTAGTAAGATCCCGGAACCCCCTATATGAAGCACACCGATGGGTGTAGTACGAAAAAATTGTTTGACCGCACGTTGAGCAACGGAACATGGTTGGTAAGAACACCTTAGCACCTCCTATAACTACCTGTCAAGTGCCAAAGTCGTAAAATTGTAGTAGGAGCCCTCGTGCCGGACCAGACACCACCGCCCAATATCCAAGAATCGAACCTAGAAACAGACCCGTTTATTCTGGCACAGGCCCTCAAAGAGTCCCAGGCCCTTGCCCTCGTAAACCAGAGCTTCCATGCGGCGGAAACGTTCCGGACCAACAACCACGACCAGCGGTGGCGGGAGCACGATGAGCTATACGCCGCTTGGCTCCCAGAAAGAAAGTGGCCCGGAACCCAGACGAAGCGATCCAACGTCGGTGTACCGGTTACCTTCGATCAAGTCGAATCCGCCCTCCCGGCGATCATGGCCGCCCTCTTCAACAACGGCTCTGACTGGTTCCAAGTCGCCGCCGAGGCGGGGTCTGACCCCAAGGTAGCGCGGGAAATCCAGCAGTCGATGGAATACGACTTCGAACACCCGAAGGATTACCTCGGTTGTACCATCCGGAATGAAATCACGCTGGCCGTAAAGCAACTTCTGTTACACGGGAACGGCGGGGTCTACCTCGACTGGGACCCCATCCTCGACCGCCCCTTCTGTGAGTGGGTAGATCTCCGGGACATGTACTTCGACCCGGGCGCTCCCACCCCCTCGGTGGACGAGAACCGCTTCGTAATCCGCCGCCGACGGATGACGGCCAAACAGATCCTCGATCTGAAGGAAAACGAAGCCTTCAAGATCCCCTCCCAGGAAGAGCTTTGGGACATGGTTTCGAACTCCACGGCGGCTGCCGCCGACAATACTATGGCCGCGTCCGAGGCGACCAGGAAAATCAACTACACCCCCGGCCCTTCTGACTGGCTTCCGAACTCGGTAGACAACAAGGTGGAGGTGCTCCAATACCACTCTGCCTCCCGCGAGATCTGGGTCATCAACCGGCAGTGGGTGATGCTCAACCGGCCCAACCCGCTCCGTTTTATCAAGTTCTGCTTCGCGCCCTGTTACACCTTCATGGGTCGGTTCTACGCAATGTCCATCGCGGACGTCCAGGGACCGAATCAGAGGGTGATTGAGGGCTTTATTAACGCCCACCGGGACGAAATCGCCCTCCGGATTCACCCGCCGAGGGCTACGCAGCGCGGCGCGATGACGACCCCGAACGAGTCAAAATTTGGCCCAGGCGTCGAGTTCCGGGTGGACGACCCGACAAAAGACATCGCTTACCCCATCCCGCAAGCCGGTCTGACCAACATCTATCCGGATATCCAATATTTCCACACCCTCGCCGATTCCCGGACAGGTATAACTGGTTTGGGCTCGGGGGTCCCCCGGCCTTCGAACGCCAACCGGACGGCGGGCGGGATGCAGATGCAGTTGCAGGGTTCCTCCAATAGACTCTCGTCCATCGTACAGAACATAGAGGACTACATGATTACCCCCCTCCTCTATAAGATGTACAAATTAAAGCAGTTCCACCTGAAACCGGAACAGTCGGTGAACGCCCGCGACGAAAACGGCGGGTACTACCAGATCCCGGCGGAGAGATTCCAGAATAAAGTCTCCTTCAAGATGCTGGCCTCCTCCCGGATGATGTCGAAGGACAAACTCCTGGGGATGGTGCCGATCTTCGCACAATATATGATGCAAGGCCCCCTCGTGGAGTCTCTCCACTCCATCGGAATGACCCTCGATTTCGGGGAATTTTGGAATATGGTCCAAGACGCGACGGGGATCAAAGGCCGGTATCAAATGATCCGACAAATGACGCCACAAGAGCAGCAGATGGCGCAGCAGAATTCGCCGCAGGCGGTTGAAGCCCAGAAGATTCAGGCCGAAAACCAGACCAAGCTCCAAGTCGCCCAGATGCAATCCCAGACAGAGTTGCAAAAGACCCAGATGCAAAATCAGCCGGACCCCGCCGCCATGGCCGTCGAACAGCAAAAGCTGGAGGCGGAGAAGCAAAAGATGGCGATGGACGCCGAACAGAAGAAGATGGAAATGATGTTCAAGGTCATGATGCAGAAGATCCAACTGGACGGCAAGCGGCAGGAAATGCAGATGAACGCCGAGGCGAAGCAGTTCGAAACGGCCCATAAAATGCACGCGGCGCAGCAAGAGGCGCAGATCAACCAGCAACGGATGCAGCAGCAGTCGGAAATGGACCGCATGACCCACGCTCAAGAGGGCGAAATGGCCCAGGCCACCCATAAGGTTCAACTGAAGAACATGATCGAAGAGGCCAAAACAAAGCGCCAAGCAATGAAGTTATCAGGCGCGGGCCGACCGGCGACAAAAGCGGGCCAACCTAGACAGAAGAAGGCGGAGAAATAATGGATCTAAATGCGATAGAGAAGGAGATGATCGCGGGGCTCACATCGAACCCCGCCTTTATCCTTTTGTTACAGACCATGGAGACATCAATACAGATCCTCCAGGAAGACTTGGAACACACCCTCGATAAGGAGAAGGCGGAGGCCCTCCTTCAGAAATGGCGGGCGGTGAAGTGGGCGCATCGGGAGTTAAAAACGACCCCTGAACGGTTCAACGAGGAACTGGCCGAATACTTCGAGCAGAAAAAGCAGTTCGCGGGGGGTCTTAACTTCCCGAACGCCTTAATCGGCCCGATCCACCAGTCCGTGTTTCCGTTTGCCCGTTAGATAACTGACGTTGTTATAAAATTAAAACAGGAGAGAGCATGGCAGATCTTAGCGCTGAGGACCAAGATTTCCTCAAAAAGTACATTGCAGAGACACTTCAAGAGATGAACGGCGGACAGGCCGCACCCCCACCGGCCCAGTCGGCTCCAGAGCCGATGAAGGTGAACATCGCCGGTCAGGAGTACGAGTTCAAGGATGCGGCGGAACTCGGGCAGAAGATGACCGAATTCGTCCATCGGGCGCAGCAAATGGCGCAGCCCCCGGCCCCCCAACAGATCCCGCAGGCGACCGTGAAGGGAAATGACGCCCCGGATTTCGACTATGAACACTACTCCACGCTGGTCACGAAGGACGTTCCTAAGGGTCTGGAGTATGGTTTTAAGGCGGCTTTCGGCGTCGATGCGAATCAGTTAAAGGAGAAACTGGCTAAGATTGACGAGTTAAATAACACCTTGGCCGTCTATCAGTTCCGGGATCGGCACCCTGAATTAGCCAAAATGGACCCCTCCGCCGGTCAAGCTATCGACCACGTCCGGAGAACCCTCAACCTCCCCTTTAACGCGGAAGGTCTGGACGCCGCCTACTACTACGCTCAACAGCGTGGAATGATTAAGGCCCCGGTTCAGGAAATCCCTCAAGAGAAGGCTCCGGAGCAGAAAACCCCGGCCATGCTCGCTCCCACACCTCATATTTCCCGGTCGGGGGATACAAATCAGGGCTACGGCATAGATGACATGGAAAACATGAGCATTGAGCAGTTGGAGCGGCTGATCGGGAAAATGGCCCCCCGGTAAGTGTACGTCTTTGTAATAACTTAAGGAGATGGATATGAAATACGAAGTGATCGAACACAGACAGTATCAAGGACAGTGGAATGTAGAAGCGTTTGATGACGAGGGTTGCTGCTACATCGTGGCATTCACCGGTCCTAAAGCGGAACAGCGTGCGCGGTCATATGCCGACGGGATGAACGGCTAGAAAATAGACAAATCTTCCACTCTATCACGTAAAGCCCTCTGTGTCAAGGAGGGCTTTTTATTTTGTTGTATCATGGGAGTAGAGATCGGAGGGTATTGTCACCTCCCGACTTATTTAGGAGAAATAAACACAAGTGGCATACGCTCCCACGACCAACACTTCTACAGCCGCCGGTCTAGCCCACGCCCACGCAGTCCTTTTTCGCAAAAAGGGCCTCGACCGCGTAACCAAAAAGTTCGTTTTTGGTCAGGCTTGCATGGACGATTCCCTCGAAAAGAACTCGGGCCGCACGATCCAGTGGTACCGCCTGAACAACCTGTCGGCTTCGACCACGAACACGACGGAAGGTAACGTAGGCACGACCCTGTCCTACACCTCGAACGTAGTGCAGGCAACCCCCACCCAGTACTCCGACTTCATCACTGTTTCCGACCTCAACCTCGCGACCTCCATCGCCCCCGAACTCCAGAACGCTGCCGAACTGCTCGGCTATCGCGGTGGTCTGTCGGTTGATACGATGACCCGCAAGGTGATCGACGCGGAACATGAAGCGGTGAAGTGGACCCCCACCCACCCCTCCAGCTACGCTCGCGTGGCGGATTTCCGTGGTATGGGCAAGAGCTTGCAGGCCGTTGACGTCCCGATGTTCGAAGGCAACGAGTTCCTGAGCATCATCCACCCCTTCGTTAGCTACGATCTGATCAACGATCCGGCAGCGGGCGGCTTGGCGGACATCTTCAAATACACGAGCCCTAACAATAGCGCTCTGGTAAAGATGGAAGATCGCGGCGTTGTCACACACGTTGCGGGCACGAAAATCATCGAGTCCACGAACGTTGCCACCCCGGCGACCTCGACCTATCGCGGTTACTTCTTCGGTATGGGCGGAATCGGAAAGGTTTCCCTCTCCGGCAAAGGCCCGAGCGAAGTCACGGACCCGAAAAAGCAGCGCTTCAACGTCAACATCGTCCCGGCCAGCGGTCCTTCGATTGCTGATCCGGAAGGCGTGATCGGCGGCTTCTGCTCCTACAACTTCGTATTCGTCCCGGTCATCATGGAAGGCCCCGCCGGTATCGGCGGAACCTATCGCTTCAAGACCGCTAACTTCGTTAGCTCCATCGGTTAATCTCAGTCAAGAACCAAACCAAACGCCTCGGGGGAAACTCCGGGGCGTTTTGTCTTGATAACAACTCATTTTTGGGACAATGGTCATAGAGGATCTACTACACATGTCGAAGCGAGTTATCGCCGCAATCTTCCTTTTCGCCCTCGCGGCGTTAGCCCAGAAACCCTCCCCCCGAGGCTCCGGCAGTGGCAGCGGATCGGGTCCGTCCAACCAATCCGGCTCGTTCACGGCGGCCACCTCCGTCACGATCACCCACAACCTCAATACCCTCAACGTCATCTGGCAGTGCTATACGGCGGCGGGCGCGGACATACCGGTAACCTCGATTTCGGGCCAGACGGTCAACGCCATCACCCTAAACTTCGCCTCCTCGACGGGTAAGTGTGTGGTCAACGGCACGGGCGGCGTCGGGGCAACGGGTCCGGCGGGCGCTACCGGCGCGACCGGCTCGCCGGGGTCCAATGGCACGAACGGAACGAACGGCGCGATCTCCACGATTGCCGACGAAGGTTCGGCGCTGACCGTACGGCCCACGATCAACTTCACCGGTACGGGTGTGGCGTGTTCGGACGATGCGGGAAATACCCGGACAAATTGCACAATCAATACCGGCTCAGCCTCCATCGCCTCCACCACCCAAGTTTTGAAAGGCGACAATGCGGGCGCGGCAGTCGCGGCCACGGCGGGAACAGACTTCTCGGCCCCCGGCACCACGGAGACGACGAGCGGCGGACGAACCTTCACCGGTGCCATCGACGCCTCCGGCGCTTCTTCCACCAAGCCCATGAAATCCGGCATCGTGGCCCCCGCCACTTGCGCCCTCGGCGAGACGTTCTTTGACACCGACGCCACGGCAGGCAGCAACGTGATGCTTTGCACCGCAGTTAACACGTGGACGGCGATCTCCGGCGGCGGAACCCCCGGCGGTACCTCGGGCCAGATCCAGATCAACAGTTCCAGCGCCTTCGCCGGTCGTAACTTCCCCGGTATGACGGACAACGGAACCTCCCTTGTCCCGGACGGAACGGTCTTCGCAGAACTCGGCGGCAACAACACCTACACAGGTCACGGCTATTTCCCGGCCTCTGCGACCCAGTCGATTACGGCAGCCACTAACACCGTCGCTTGCGACCGACTCACGGTCGCGGTTTCGCCGACCTCCTCTCTCACTCTGACCTCGGCCCCGACGATTGCTGCCGGTACCGACGGCCAGAAGTGTACGATTGTAAACGTTGGAACTTTCAACCTCATCCTCCAGGATCAGGACACCCTCGGCTCCTCCAACCTCCAACTCGCGTCTTCCACCGTCACCATTCCGCCGAAGGGTCAGTTGACGCTTCAGTACAACTCCACGGTCGGCGACTGGATTCAGGACGGCATCTCCGGCGGGACGGCTGATCCGAACACCGTTACGGCAGCCGGAACGCTGACCTCCAACTTCCCTATGATCGGCGGCGGTAGCAAAGCGGCGGCAGTCGGTACCCGTTCCGGAAACACCACGGAGTTCGCGACTTCTACCGGAACAAAGACCAGCGGAACGCGTGCCCTTTGGGATGCCAACGGCAATCTCGCTACATCCACCTTTGAGCGGCGTATGCTGGCCCCGGCGACGGGATCGGCGGGCACCGGTGAGTTGACCGGCGGACTAGTTACTGCTTTGGCTTACGGCGCGGGTATGACCAGAACCCAGCTTAGTACGCCATTGACGGCGCTAGGACGCGGCGCTTGGAGATTCGCGGCTACAGCGACGGGAACCGCCGTAGGTAACGCTTACATCATCCTGAGCACCCCCGGCATGTCAATGGTGGACGGCAACACGGCCAACATCTCCAACATGGATGTGAATTTGTTAATCAGTAAATCCGGCGCATGGGTCGGAACCTCAAAGTGGAGAATTGAAGCGGTTTGCCCCACGCTCAACGGCAGTACGATAGGTTCGGCGATCACTTACACAACGCCATCCTTCACTAACGTCGGCTCGGCTGGAGCTACTACCAACGTACGCACCTTAGTCACGATTAACAACGTACTGAGCGGTCTCACCTGCGGCCCCAGCAACGATATTTATCTAAAGATCTATCGCGGCGTATTCGATGATGGTGACGCGGAAACAGGCAATCTGGATATCACCTACGGCTGGCTTGAGATCACGAGATAACGATGAAGAAACTTCTACTGCTGTTATTCATCCTTTCGGCCCCCTCGTGGGCGACAGTGGCCTGCTCCTCCGGAACGTGGAGCGGGACCACTTGCACGGGCGGGACACACCCCCTCACCTATACGATCACGGGGACCAGCACTTTATCCTTGACGGACCTCCAAGCGTCCCTCGATGACTCCTGTATGGGGGACACGATCACGCTGGAGGCCAACAAGCCGATGACGCTGACCACGACTCAGTTCATCAAGATCCAGAAAGTAAGTTGCGGCACCGGCTACCGGACCCTTACTACATCCGAGTCCGCAAAACTCCCGGCGGACGGTACCCGAATAACCCCGGCCTACCTCCCGCTAACGGCCATCATTCAAAAGGACCCCAGTAACGTCTCTCCAATCACCAACTACATCTCAACCCCTTGGATGGTGATTTACGGCGGTAAAAAATACCTTGCGGAACATTTCAAGATGCGCGGGATTACGATGCGGATTTCACCCCTCGCCAGCCGTGCCGATCAGACGGTTCTGACTCAAAAGACCTCTACGGCGTACATCTTCATGGGGAAAGATCAGGCCGGAAACGCCTTGAACGGCACCACAGGTCCCGCCTTCTTCTCCCGCAACTATTCCGAAACGACACTCCGCAGTGACGCGATAGCGGGCGACGGCACGTCTACCCCCCTTCACTTGACCGACGTAACCGGTTTGGAAGTCGGAATGACGGTCGCTATCCTGCCCACCACGGGCGCGAACTCCGATTGGTGTGTGATTGCGACCATCGACGTCGGGAACAATGACATTACCTGCGACCGCACGATGACCTATGCCCATCCGACGGGT